CAAAGATTTCTAATGAAGAAAGATTAAAAAAGTATTTTACTGAGAAGTTAAGACAAGGTCAAAAAACTGCAGAAAAGACTTTTAGAATTTTACCATCATCAGACCCTACAAAGTCTCCATTTGTTGAGACTTATTATCATGAGATGAATGTTAATGGTAAGTATGAAAAAATTCACTGCACAAAATTAAATGATGGTGGTGAATGTAAAATCTGTGAGGCGAGAGAAGCTTTATATGAGGATGGTAGTAAAAAAGCGAAAGCTATGGCTTCTTCATATACTGCAAGGAAGTATTATGTGGTAAAAGGTATCGATAGAGATAATGAGGATCACGGAGTTAAGTTTTGGAGATTCAAACACAAATACACAGGTGATGGTGTTATGGATAAATTAATCCCAATCCTAAAGAAAAGAGGGAATATTATGGATCCTAGAGAAGGTAGAGATATTAATATCATCACAAACAGAAATGATAAGGGTTGGAGTGTTGTAACAAGTATTATGGCAGAAGATCCTTCAGTATTAACAGACCCAGCATCATCAAATGCAAAAGATTGGATGTCAAATGAAGAGACGTGGAGAGATGTATATTCTGTTAAACCTACTGAATTCGTAGGCATTGTGGCAGAGCAAAAGACACCAGTTTGGGATTCTGAATTAAAGAAGTTTGTTGCAGAAGAAGACAAAGAAGAAAAAGAAAGCGCATCATTAGAAGAAGAAATCAATATGATGGAAGGACTTACTGAAGAAGATGAAAACGAATTAGAGGTAGAGGCAGTGTCATTAGATTCTGATGATGATAATGATGAGTTACCGTTTTAATAATTAAAAAATTAAATAGATATGGCAAAGAAACCATTAAAGAAAAAAACTACTGATTTTTCGTCTATAAGGAAAAAGTTTTCTTCCAGTGATAAGTATAAAGAACAAAAATACTTTGATCTGGGAGAACCATTCCAGAAGGCGACTGGAATACCTGGCCCTGCTATGGGTCAGATTAATATGTTTTTAGGTCATTCAGATACTGGTAAGACTACTGCTATGATACAAGCTGCGGTTGATGCTCAGAAAAAAGGTATTCTACCTGTTTTTATTATTACTGAACAGAAATGGAGTTTCGAACATGCTAAGACAATGGGGTTACAAACAGATTATGTTGAAGAGGTTGATGAAGAGACGGGTGAAACTAACGCTTTTTGGGATGGGTTCTTATTATACAAATTAGGTTTTGATTATATCGAACAAGCATTTGAATATGTGACTGAAGTATTAAATGCACAAAAGAATGGTGAGATTCCACATGATATTCTTTTCTTATGGGATTCTATCGGAACTATTCCTTGTGAAATGTCCTTTAATGGAAAAGGGGGGAACCAACATACTGCAAGAATTATATCTGAGAAGTGGGGAATGGGTATGGCACAAAGGATTACATCATCTCGTAAAGAGAGTAGTCCCTACACCAATACTATGATATTTGTTAACCAACCTTGGGTTGAGTTACCAGATAATCCATTCTCACAACCTAGAATACAACCTAAAGGGGGTCAATCGATTTATTTATCTTGTTCTTTAGTATTCTTATTTGGGAATCAAAAGAGTTCGGGTGTATCTAAACTTTCGGCAACCAACAAAGGAAGAAAAGTAAACTTTGCTATTAGGACAAAGATTGGTATACACAAAAACCATATGAATGGTTTGGGGTATGCAGATTGTAAGTTATTAGCAACAACACATGGGTTTATTGAAGACGATAAAAAGTCAATTGATAATTACAAAGCTGAATACAAAGATTATTGGGCGAATATTTTTGACACGACTGCAGAGTCTGTTGATTTTGGTGTTGAGGAAGAAGATGTCATTGAATCTGCTGTAGATTACACTGATAGTTAATAATTCTATTTTTTTTAACCATATAATTTAATGAGAAGTGGGAAGACCCTTAAAAAACAAAAAAAATTATAAACATACGTTATTGGTGGATGGAGACGCATTAATTAAAACTGCGTATCACGGAGCATCTAACTTATATTATAATGGGGAACATATTGGGGGTCTTTTTCAATTCTTCTCACTATTAAGGAAGGTTATTACGGAGAATAGATTTGACAGAGTTTTTATCTTTTGGGATGGACAATTTAGTGGTAGATTGAGGTATGACATCTATCCAGAATACAAACAAAATAGAGATAAAGACTTTTACAATCAGTCTGAACCTAAAGATCCTGATTTATTTATCCAAAAAGAAAGAGTTAAATTATATGCTGAAGAATTATTCCTTAGACAATATGAGGATGAAGTTTGTGAGGCAGATGATTGTATAGCTTATTATTGTAATCAGATAAAAGATGATGAAAAAATAGTAGTCCTAACCAACGACAGGGATATGTGTCAGTTGATTAATGATAGGGTTGCTTTATATGTTATTAACAAAAGAAAGATAGTCTCTAAGAACAACTATAATGAACATTTTACACACCATCAAGAAAACTCCGCACTTATAAAGATTATTACTGGTGATGCTAGTGATAATATAAAAGGGGTGAAGGGAGTAAAAGAAAAAACGTTATTAAAGTATTTTCCTGAATTAGTCGAAAAAAAATTGACATTGGATGAAATATTCAATAAGATTGAATCAATACAAAAAGAAAGAAAGAGTAGATTAAAAACGTTGGATAATATATTAAATGGTGTAACAGATGGGTCACAGAAAGATAGATTGTTTGAGATTAACGAAAAAATTATTAACCTTAAAAAACCGATTATTACTGAAGAGTGTAAAGAAAATTTAGATATTATTATCGATTCACCGGTAGATCCCGAAGACAGAAATACAAAGAATGTGTTAAAAATGATGTTAGAAGATGGTTTTGTTATGGCAATACCTGGTGGTAGAGATGGTTATATTGAGTATTTAAGACCTTTTCTAAGTATTATTAAAAAAGAAAAAAAGTATTTTAATCAAACAAATTAATTAAAAATTATGAGTAAGAAAAATTATGAAAACCTTCCGTTTGAGTTTTATTTAAGAATTAACGGAAATGAGAGACCAATTGTTGGGAGAAACTTTAACGTTAGAGGGTACAACTCTAAATCATTAAGATCTATGGATATTAAGTATTGTATCGATGAGGTTGTTGGTATGATTGAAGATCAATTTAGGTCGAAGTCAGAAGATTACTTATACAGATACTTTGATCCATACAAAAAACAAACTAGAGAAGAAATAGAATCAAAGAATATATTTGAAGATGAGGACTTATTCTCTTTTGAGATTAAGGTACATGGAAAAGTAGTTGCACAGAAACAATTTAGCGGAAATTGGTATCCACCAAAGGTTAGATATGATGTAGATATTAGAAAATTAATTCCTGGAATTATCTCTAAGATACAAAAAACGTTAAGTAGTAAAAATTTAACTACTGAGTACGCAGGAATCGCGCTTTAATACATATTTATTTATACAAAAGATTTTCAATATATGTCAAAAAAAGATAGTAAAAATTTAGGGTTTTTAGGTTATAGTTTTCAGGTGAAGTTGGCTAAACAAGTTATGGAGGATGGTAAGTTTTCTGAAACTATAATTGATATTCTCGATCCACAATATTTTGACAATGAATATCTAAGGTTATTAATCGCTAGTGTTAAAGATTATCACGAAAAATATGAAACAATACCAACTTATGATACACTACAACAAGTAGTTAATAAGGATATAAAAAGAGAAATCGCTAAAGAATCAGCGGTTGCTATGATTAGGGAAATTCAAAAAAGTAATGATAAAGATTGTCTTCATATACAAGACACTGCAGTTCAATTCTGTAAACAACAAGAGCTAAAGAAAGCCACACAAAAAATTCAGAAGATATTAGATTCAGGTGATTTTGATAAGTATGATGAGTGTGAGGAAATAATGAAAGAAGCTCTTTCTGTTGGTTCTGAAACTGATAGTGGTATAGATGTTTTTCACGCAGTTGATGATGTGTTATCTGATGATTTCAGAAAACCAATCCCAACAGGGTTAGTAGGTTTAGATAATTTAATGGATGGTGGATTATCGAAAGGGGAATTAGGGGTTATTCTTGCCCCATTTGGT